TAAGCCAGGAGGGATTCCATGAAAATTAAAGCTCTGACAAGCTTTTGCGGGGCGATTTCCATGACGGAAGGAGACATCCGCGAGTGCAGCAACGAAACGGCACTTGCGGACCTGCTCCGGGCCGGCTACGTCCAGGAGGTTCTGGAAGGAAGTCCGGAAAAGGATGCAAACCCTGTGTCCGATCCGGCACCGGAGGATGGAACGGCACAGGAAGCACCGCAGCAGGGGGAAGCGCCTGCAGAAAAAAAGTCCAGAAGAAAGAAAAACCAAAATGAAAGTCAGTGAGATCACGCTGGAACAGGTTGCAGAATATCTGCGGCTGGATGAGTATGAGGATGACGGGCTCCGGCCGCTTCTGGACGCGGCCAGATCTTTCATCCGCTCCTATACCGGCCTGACTGATGAGGAGATCGACACGCACGAGGATTTCTACATTGCCGTCATGGTGCTCTGCCAGGATATGCATGACAATCGGTGCATGTATGTAGATAAAAATAATCTGAACAAGGTCGTGGACGCCGTGCTGGCCATGCATTGCGTCAATCTTTTGTGAGGCGAAGATCATGTATGTGAATCCAGGAGAACTTAAGAAAAAGATCCAGATTATCCAGTCTGTATCCGGAGGAGTGGACAAAGATGGCTTTCCGTTGAAACCACGGGAGAAAATCATACGATCCTGTTACGCAAAGGTGTCTAACACCAGCGGATCCGAGATCGTGAAAGCAAATTCCGAATTTGCACAGGCAAAAAAGCGTTTCCTGGTCCGCTATACCGGCCAGGAGATCAGCACAGACATGTTCATCCGGTATCAGGGGAAAGATCATGATATCCACTATGTGAATCCATATGGAGACAGCAAGGAATACCTGGAAATCTGGACGGAACAGTCAGAGAGGACGTGAGACGTATGGCCAAAATGGAAGTTAATGGGATCGACGAGGTGATGAAGGCGATCACTCGGATGGCAGAACCAACAAAGATGGCGATCAAGGCGGTTGATTCCGCGGCGCCAGTCCTGGAAGAATGCTTCAAGTCTGCGGTCCGAAGCTCGGCAGACCGGGGATACGCAACGGGAGAACTGGAGAATTCAATAGCCAGGACACCGGCAAAAGAGAACGCCCTGGGTGTGTATTCGGTGGTGCGAGCGAAAGGATCTGATTCCAAAGGCATGAGATATGCGGAGGAACTGGCCTATCTGGAATATGGAGTAAAAAAGAAAAAAGGAAGGAAGGCGCAGGCTCCACGGCCGGTGCGCCAGAAGGCAATCAATCTGGCACAAAGTAAATGTGAGAAGATTCTTGAAGATGAGATCTCCAAAGCGGTGGATGCGATTTGGTAAATACTATGACGGTAAATGAAAAAATCATCCAGGCACTCAGCCCTGTTGGGATTCCGGTGACACCGGACTTTTTTGGTGAAGGTGCGGATGAATATTTTACGTTTAATTATGCGGATGATCAGGCGGAAGAATTTGGGGATGATGAACCTCTGCAGGTGACTGCCTATATGCAGATCCATTATTTTGGCCCATTGTCCGGAAATTATCTGCAGCTGAAGAAGAAGGTCCGGAAAGCCCTGCTGGATGCGGGCTTTACTTATCCGGAGGTGACGGATGCCTCCGATCTGGAGGATGGGATCCGCCACCTGGTCTTCGAATGCAGCATCGATAATGAAGATGAATTAGAATGATGAAAGGGCCGGAGAAAACCGGCAAAAGGAGGAAATTATGGCACATATTGGCATGAAATACCCGGTAGCTGCCCCGTGGAAGAGCGGCAATACATATGGAGATAAGGGCTTTGTCATCGGTAAAGCAATCCAGTTTACCGGAACACCGAATAAAAATGACGTGGAGCTGTACGCAGATGATGAGGTTGCGGAAACTGACAAATCCATCAAGGATATGGGAACCTCACTGAATGTGGATGACATTGCATTAAAAGTGCAGGCGGATTTACTGGGGCATACCTATAAAGAAGCTGGAACAAGCGGAGAAAGCACCACGCCGGAGGAAGTGGAGATCGGAACGGATGATGAGGCGCCCTATTTTGGAGTCGGATTTTACAAGAGACGTAAGAAGAACGGTGTTGTTTCCTTCACTGTTATCTGGCTTTATAAGGTACAGCACAGCGAGCCTGCGGAGGATGCGGCCACCAAGGGAGATACCACGTCCTTCCAGACTGCGACCATCGAAGGAAAAGCATATCCGGTGCAGATCGAGGATGAGAAAGGCAATACCAAGATGTCGGTTGGAAGAAAACTTGTATTTTCCGCGGAAGCAGATGCAAAGGCGTGGCTGAATAAGATGGCAAATATTACCGCAGCATAAGGAGATACCATATGAGTGACTTAAGACCGAGAGGCGTTGAAGTGGAACTTGGTGGGCAGAAGCACAGGCTTCTGTTCACCATCAATGCCATTGACCAGATCCAGGAGACCTGCAACCTTCCGCTTTATGAAGCCTTGCATTATGTGGCCAAGGCGGCGGATGGTAATATGGAGCATGAGGTTCTCGTAAAGTTCAAAGAAATTGTAACCATCCTCTTAAATGACGAAAATGACGGAGACATGACAGAACAGGAGACCGGAAAGCTGCTCCAGCTGGAAAATTACAAAAGGGTTGCCGTGGGGGTGTTAAACGCTTACGGATTCTCTATTCCGGATCCGGACGAGGATGATGATCTGGAGGAAGATGATGATGACCCAAAAGCGGAGACCGGGCTGTAAATGTTGCCCGGCTCCTGTATGTAGGCTGCAAGCTTCTGAATTATTCGGAAGACGAGGTCTTCCGGATGACGCTCCGGAAGTTTTATCTGATCTATAACGAACATCTGGAACTCAATGGATTAAAGAAAAAAGAGTTGGATCTCGATTCGATTTTTTAAAGAGGGACCGCTGCGGCGGCCCTTTTCTAAAGTACCGAAAACGCTTGTATTTTGAAGAGAAAAGAGTATAATCCAAAGTAACAGGAACACGATAGAAAACGTAATATATGCTGTATTATTGGAGGTATGATATATGGGTAGTTTAATATTTGCTTTCTTAGTTTTATGGTATGTGAATTATCGTTTGTGTAGAAAGGATTTCAAGAAAAATACAGGAAAAAAACTAACATTCTTAGGTTCATTTAATCCGGATAACTGGCATGATATGTGATAGGTTAATAAAGAAAAAGCGTCTACGTTGAGTAGGCGCTTTTTTGTATGGAGGAAAAGATATATGGCGTCAAAAAAAATAGGAATCACTCTTGCTCTGGATGGAGAAAAGGAATTTAAAGCACAGCTGACAGCGATCAATAAGGAACTGGCCGTATCAAAGTCAGAAATGAGTCTTGTCCAAGAGCAGTATGAAGGCCAGGCAAATTCCATCGAAGCATTAACAAAAAAAGATGAGGTGCTCAATCAAATCCTGCAAAAGCAGAACGAGAAGGTCAGTAAGACACAGGAAGCACTGAAAAATGCGGAAAAAAACTATGCAAGTCTGGAGAAAAGCAAGAATGCTGCGCAGCAATCCTATGATAAGGAAACCCAAAAGCTTGAAGAGTTGCAAAAAACATATGAGTCCGCAAAGCAGAAATTACAGAAGATGACAGAGGAAGGGAATTCTTCCGAAAAATCCATGCAGAAGCAGCAGGATACGGTTTCAGCTCTTGAAGAGGAAATCAAAAAGCAGGAGAAAACAGTGGATGCCTCCAATAACAAATTGGTGGAACAACAAAATGAACTGCAGAAATGCGGAAACTATGTTAATGATTGGAAGAAGAAACTGAATACTGCGGAAGTAGAGGTTACAAAAGCAAATAAAGAGATAGAACAAAATGCAGCGTATCTGGAGGAGGCAAAAAATGCCACGGACCAGTGTGCAACCAGTATTGACAGTTATGGTAATAAGGTAAAGACAAATAAGGAAAAAGTAACTGAGTGGAGTGATAAAATTAAGACTGCATTTGCTACAAAAATTATGGATATTGCTGGAGATGCAGTTCAGAATCTCGGACAGAAGGCAGTGGAAGCCGCGAAAGAAATTGTTGAAGTCGGTAGTTCCTTTGAATCCTCCATGTCCAATGTAGCGGCACTTTCTGGTGCTGCAGGTTCAGAATTAGAGGAACTTTCAGCCAAAGCCCAGGAGTTGGGACGGAACACACAGTTTTCGGCGTCTGAAGTAGCAGACGCCTTTTCTTATATGGCTTTAGCCGGATGGGACACACAGAGCATGCTTTCTGGTGTGGATGGCGTTCTTAACCTGGCGGCGGCAGCACAAATGGGTCTGGCAAGTGCTTCCGATATTGTAACGGATAATCTGACGGCATTTGGACTTTCGGCGGATGATTCCACAAAGTTTGTGGACCAGATGGCCTACGCCATGGCCAACAGCAACACGGATGTGGAGCAACTCGGAGAAGCATACAAAAACTGTGCGGCAACCGCTTCCTCCATGGGATACAGCGTGGAGGATACCACGGCAGCCTTGATGGTCATGGCCAATGCCGGTATCAAAGGCGGAGAAGCCGGAACCGGCCTTTCTTCCATTATGACCCGTCTGGCGACCAATACCAAGAACTGTGCGGACATCCTTGGAGAATATGGTGTCCAGATCTATGATACCAATGGAAACATGAACAGCCTGTCCGATATTCTGAATGGCTGTGCTGGAATCTGGGGAGACCTGACACAGGAAGAACAGGCAAACCTTGCCAAGGTGATTGCCGGTACGTCCCAGTATTCCAAATTCCAGACGGTCATGTCCGGACTGGGTGATCAGGC